TCACCTGGATGGAGGTCTGGGGCCAGGTCCGTTGATCTCGCGCTCAAGATCAGCCAGTCTGTGAATTATGTCATCGAATGTTGGGGGAGCACCGAAGAACATCGCCTGCATGGCGTCGTGGTCCCGACGAAGGTCGGGCAGACGTTCGTTGCGGGGTAGTAGGTGGAAGCGGCCCGGCTTGGCTTCCATGTACTTGGCCCACGCACAGTGGTAGAAGCGGTCTTTGTGGAGCACCACTTTCCGGAGCAGGTTGAGATCGGCCAGGGCCTCATCTTTCACCGAAGCTTGAGCCATCATGGCCACATCCGCGTAGTGGCGGGAGTATCTCGACGGCATCGGCTTGTCCAGCGGCCGGTGGTATTCGGCGTGCAGAATGGTCGCCTTCTCCCAGAACGTTCTACGGGCAACCACGGTTGTGATGGAGCAGGCCGGCTCGTGAAAGACATCCGGAAAGTGCTCGGCTGCGAAAGGCCGAACGGGGAAATCAGCGTGGGGGATCGGCTCGGCATGCGTGCCAAGTTCGAGCACGACACGCGGGCGGATGTAGTCGAGACGGGATTTGAGGGCTGCAGGGTACTCAAACTCGACGGTGTTGGGGTCCTTGGGGCTGATTCCAAGCCCCCGGCCATCGTTACCCAGCACCCCGGCGATTCGCGCCCCAAGTGCCGACACGAACGGGCCGGCGACGTACTCGCGGCAGGCATTAAGCATATCCTCCAGCAGCGGTTGGCGTTTCGTGTGGGACAGATCGGCGCGCCGAGGATCCCTGTCGCCAGCGAATCCCAGCCGTTCAAAATCGACAGCCAGGTCGATGTCCTCTGAAAACCGCTGGATGAGGTTGAAGCACTTGGACAGACTGGTGCCGCCTTTGAACGTGAGCCAGCCATCGAGTTCGGGAATGGCAAACAACTGCTTAAGGAGCCAGCAGACCCAGAAGTCTTTCTCGATGATGACCTCATGCACCCCCATGCGCTCGGACGTCTCGTTAAACAGGTCGGCGCGGTCGCGGGGCGGCATCCTAGCGACGCTGTCCATGAGTCAGTCGTCCTTGGCGACTTGCTTGGCGACCTCGTGAATCCAATCCGTGCCATATCGTGTGTCATCCGCCAGTTGTCTGCGTTCACGCGGCGAGAGGGCATGGCGCAAGTGTTGGACCACGTTCTGATCCACGGCGTCGCGGCCGAGATGCCGCAGGGCTTGGACGACAGTCGCAGAAAGCACGCTGTTCGCTCTGAGGTCCTTGGGGCGTGCGTGTTGGAACTGGATCGTGCGGTTGCCGACGCGGATGCGCTTGGTGGGGCCGTCGGAGAGATAGGCATACCGTGCCGGCACCTGCTGGTCTAGGCCGAGCCGGTTGGCGGCGAGAGCACCTTGCGGCGCGACCGTCCAACGGAACTTCCGTGACAACGCCTGTGCGACTTGGTCGATGTCTGGACTTAGCCGGCCGCCCAGCCTCTCGTTGAGGCGGGGGTAGTCGAAGAGGCCTGGCGCCAGTCGGCGAATGGTTCCATCCTGAGCCATGCGGGCCAGAACGCGGCCGAGCGTGCCCGTGCTCGCCAGGTCACGCAGGTCCTTTCGCGTGAAGGCATATCCCCGGCCGTGTTTCCGCAGCAGGCGTTCGATTGACTGGCGTAGAGAGTCCATAACGGCCTCCATCGGCGTCACAAAAAATACCCTACTTCTTGTGACACTTCAAGGGGAAACTACCAGTTGGCCTCTGAGCTTCTGCCACAGATGCCGCTGTCTGCGCCAGTCGGACATGGCCGCGACGGGGCGAATCTGACGCTCGGAGATGGGGTCGCGGCCCGATGCGGTGCGCGGCAGGAACAGGATTTCCTCTTGGGTGTCCGGCGCCAGGTTCAGCAGGTTCATGATCTGCGTCACGCGGGCCCGCGTCACGTGGCCGAGGCGGGCCAGGTCGGCGTAGTCGCGGACTGCGCCCTTGCGGATGAGGCCGTCGAAGTGGATGGCCAGAGCCATCAGACGCGCGAGGCGCGGCACGCGGCCGGGTTCGACCGCGGGCGGCACGGGGGCCTCGCCCTGGCGCAATCGCCTGCGCCCTTGGGCGCCGGGCTTGAAATGCACCTTGCAGGCGACCGTGATGCCGGCCCCGGTTTCACTCGCGCTCAGGTTCATGCTTCCACCTCCTCGCGGCTCACCAATTCGGCGGCCAGGGTCTTGATGCCCGTCGGTCGGAAGGTCACCGATATCTGGCCATCCCGGCCGTCGTAGGCCACGCGTTCGACCAGGAGTTGCAGCACCCGCGCCTGCTCGCGCGGCGCGAGCGAATCCCACACGGGGTCGAACAGCGACAGGGCCGTGGCCAGGTCGCTCTCGTCGACCTGCTCGCGGTCCAGGGCCGCCATCTCCTGGCGGACCTCCATTGCCCGCTGCTCGCCCTTGCGGATGCGGTCCTGAAGGTCGGCCAGCCTGCCCCGGGCGGTCTCGTCCCGGGCGGCAGCGTCGAGCGCCAGGCGGACACTGTCGTTGAGCTGCGCGAGTTCGCGGTCCAGGCCGCGGCGTTCCGCTTCGAGCCGCCGCAGGTCTTCCGCCCGTTGGCGGCGGGCGTGCCGTAACGTCTCGGCCACCAGACCGGGGTCGCGGCCGACGGCGCGTATCTGGTCGACCACGAACCGCTCGATCTCCGCCGCCGGCACCGATTTCGTCGGGCAGGTGTCCCAGCCCCGCTTCTGGGCGTGGACGCAGACGTAGTAGCGGTAGCGCTTGTTGCCCCTGGCCGTGAACGCGTGGGCCATGGCGCAGCCGCAAGGGGCGCACTGGAGCAGGCCCTTGAGGATGGCCCCGTGCTTGTTCCGGTCGTGCTTGCCGCGGCTGGCGCCGTTGCGGCGGAGGCGCCCGTGCACCTCGCGCCAGAGTTCCTCGCCCACGATGGCCTCGTGTTCGGCGTCGTACATCTGGCCGTGGTAATTGACCTTCCCTCGGTAGGCGACGTTCGAGAGGAGCCGGAGGAGGCTGCTCTTGTCGAAGGGCTGCCCCCCGCGTTCGCGGCCCTTGCGGGTGACCCACCGCTTGTTCGTCCAGCCACGGCGCGCCAGTTCCTGAACCGTCGGTATCAGGGCCTGGTGCTCCAGGTACAACTCAAAGATGGCCCGGACCCGCTGGGCCTCGTCCTCGTTGACCACCAGTCTGCCGCCCTCGGGGGCAAGGTCGTAGCCGAGGATCGGCATGCCGCCCGTCCACTTGCCCTTGCGCCGGGCGGCCGACATCTTGTCGCGCGTGCGCTCGGCGATGATCTCCCGCTCGAACTGGGCGAAGGATAGCAGGACGTTCAGCACCAGCCGGCCCATTGAAGTGGCGGTGTTGAACTGCTGGGTGACGCTGACGAACGAGACGTTGTACCGGTCGAGCGTCTCGATGATCCGCGCGAAGTCGAGGAGCGACCGGCTCAGGCGGTCCACCTTGTAGACGACGATGCAGGCGACCTTCCCGGCCTCGACGTCGGCCAGAAGGCGTTTCACCGCCGGGCGGTCCATGTCGCCGCCGCTGTAGCCGCCGTCGTCGTAGCGGTCCTTGAGGCAGACCCAGCCCTCGTTCTTCTGGCTGGCGATGTACGCCTCGGCCGATTCGCGCTGGGCGTCGAGGGAGTTGAAGTCGCGGTCCAGCCCCTCGTCGGTGGATTTACGGGTGTAGATGGCACAGCGTATCGTCCTGGTGGCCGGTTTGATCATGCCTTCTTCCCTTCCTTCCCCGCCATGCCGAAGAACAGCATCCCGTTCCAGTGGGCGCCGGTGACCTGCTGGGCCACGGCACTCAGGGACCGGTAGACCTCGCCACCGCACTCGAAGCCATCGTCCAAGACCGTCACGCGGATGGCCCGGCCCTTGTACTCACGCACCATGACCGTCCCCGGCACCGGCAGGCGGCCGTCCGTCGGCGCGGCAATCCTGCCGACCGCGAGGGGACCTGCGCCCGCCGCAGTGACCTTGGGGGCATAGATGCGCAGGTCCGCATCGTTGGCCAGTTCTTCGGCTCGCCGCCGGGCGGGGTCGGACAGGCCGCCCTCTGCGTTCGCCTGCATCCGCCAGATGATGCGTTTCCACAGGAGTGCCTTGTGGTGCGACCGGCACTCCTCGCCGAAGACCTCGGCGTACCGTGCCCTGAGTTCCGGCACGGTCATCGCCTTGAGGGCGGCGACCTCCTTCTCGACGTTCATGCCCATGCCAAGCCTCCTATCTTGCGCTCTCGATACTCGTTAACCACTGCTTGGATCAGGGCGTGAGCGCGCGAAGGCATCCAGTCAATTCCGGGGAATTCCGGCAGCCCTTTCCGGCCCGGCATGGGTGGCCACAGGGGGGTCAGGCGAGTCCGGTGGCATTTCAGGGACGTACCCGCGTCGGCACCTCGCCCGCAGGAATCCAGCGGCGAGGATGGCGGCCACCTCGTCCAGCCGCTCATCGGCGGTCATGCTGTCGCGGTTCAGCGAGTTGGTCATCGGCATCCTCCGGCATACTGGCTGGGGGCTGCGGCGCTCCCATACTGTGTATTTACCGGAGCCACGCGTGATGTGACGAGGCCCCACGAATGGGGCTCGATAGTGGGGTACGCCAAGCGGGTAGTAGCGGCAGAAGGGGGTGCATTTCCTCTTGCGTGAAGGACCGCTTTCGAGTACAGTTAGGCTCATGTTAGGGGGGCGGGACCGAAAGGACGCATGGCATGGCAACGTACAATCTCCGTCACTTCTCACACGCTGAAGCCCTGAAGCACATTGCCCGGGAGCATCTCATTGCGCTTCTCGCGCCGCATGCGGGTTTTTTCTCAGGTCGGGGCGTGGCGATCCCTTCCGCGGCGAGCAGGCAGAGCATTGACTACGAGGGCCTGGTCAAGACTCTCATGACGCCCGACATCGACACGCCGAAGGACTTGGCCGACGCACTGTTCTTCATTAACGAGATGGCCACGACCGAAGGGATGGCGTGCCTGCTTGAAGAGGCGGAGCGCCTCAAGATCGACATCATTGGGGCGCCGGCGCCTACGCCTGCCGATGTAGCCTTGCAGATGTGGCTTAAGAATCGCGATGTGCTGGAACGGAAACACGCCGAGCAGTTCCTGACCAATCTGAGGTCGTTTGAGTCCTACCAGACCACGCTGTCACCGGTCCCACCCTTCACGTTGCCCTCTGCCGCCACGCTCAAGGCTCTCGAGGGAGACCTGAACGGATGGTTCGAACAGAAGAATCGCGGCCGCAATTCCCGCGTGTTCGTCTTCCCACGAGGGAGCGCGGTGTTGTTTCTTGTTCGCCACGGCGACCCTTACAAGCGCGAGGGGACCATTGCCGAGGGCGGTGAATCCTCCAGCGTCTATTACTGGCCCGAGAAGTTCGACGTGCTGGTTTGTGTGCCCGCAGAGGGGGAGATTCGCGTGCATGCCGGCAGCAAAGGCGAGAGAACGCTCTGCCGCACGGTGTTTGGGCGGCACCTGTTCGGCAGCGACGACTTTTTCGCAAGCGACCGCCGGTACACCCTGGAACCCCTGAGGGAAAAGGGAGAAGCAGCCCTGGCGTGCGGCGACGTTGACGGCATGGAGTCCGTAGTCCTGACCGAGGTGCAGTTCTTCTGGGGCGGGGAGCAGAAGGAGAAGGAGGTCCGGAAGGCCGAGAACATCTTTGCGGCCTATGCGGCCCGTGAGGCCCACATGCCCACCAAGGCGCCGATCATCAAGGCGAGTTTCCGCGTCGTTTTCTCCGACTCCAAGACGGCGAGGACCGTTACCATCCGCACGCCGAACGTCGCCCAGTATACGCGCGATAGTGACAGCGGAATCATCGAGAAATGGCTGGCTCTTCGCGGATTTGTCGTGCAGCAGAAAGCACAGGCCCATGAAGATGCCGCTTAAGGAGTTCTGGCAGACGCTGGAGTCCCTGCCCGGCCTGGCGGCGATTGCCGCAGAGTGGCAAGCTCTGCTCGGAACGGAGTACGATGCCGTGCGGGGCTTTCTGCAGCCCACCAGCCGGGAGGCGACGGCCTACCGGTCGCCGCAACCTGGCCGATACTGCGTCCACAAGGTGGTGAAGCACGGGCCGGGCGACTACACCGGCGTTTGCCCGGAAGGATGCGGCCCCATCTCGTTGTCGAAGTCCGATGTGATTGTCTATGAACTGGACACCGCCGCTCTAGGCCGAGCAGTCGCTCAGGCTCTGAGCATCGAGCATACACAGTCGCCTGTGGCAAGCCTGCCTAAGACCGCGCGAATTGGCACCTATGCACCCTATGCGGGGTTCCGGTTCCCTGTCTACTTGACCATCCGCACGGAGCCGGACGACTTCGGACAAGCGGTACATGGTCTCATGGCAAGTACTGACGGCCCCTTCATTCTTCTGGCTCCAACGCGAGAACTGTGCATCCCTGCCTCCGAGGAACTGTTGAAGCGCCAGAAGGCTTCTTTGCTGCCGCTCTCTGAGATTCTGGCGCTGGACCGACGGGGGAGGTTCGTTCTCGCCGACGGGCTGACCATCGACACCATCCTGGCCGACTTCCGCTCGGCCGTCTTGCCCCCTGTGAATGACCAGTCCGGGATGGTCTTCTTCCCCACGCCGCCGGACGCTCGGTGGGAGGACGTCACCATCCGCTTCCGCGACGACCATACGGTGTCTGTCAACGTTAGCGGCGTGTCGCAGGTCTGCCACTACGCGAAGATGGGCATGGCCGCCGGCGCAACAGCAATCCCACGAAGCAGTGGGAACTGCTGAGGGACTTCGCCGAGGCCCAGGGCCACTTTGATTGGAGTAGCCGCAAGGCCGACCGCAAGAAGCAGAAACGGCGCGAGGACCTGGCTAAGGACCTGCGCCGGTTCTTCCGTATTGAGGGCGATCCGTTCGTCGCGGAAGGGACCGGCTGGCGCGCCCGTTTTGCGGTCTCCTCCAGCGAGTAGCCCCTTCCTCAGCGAGTTTTCGCTGACCGCTTTTCCGGAATCCCGAAGATTTCTGCCGCGGTAGTTCCCCGCTAAGTCCATCTTTCTGCCGCACTTACCGCGCCACCGCTGCGCGCCCGCCACACCCTTCTTAGTCTCCCTGCGAAATCTCGCCAGCCGCGAGTGGCGGGTCCGGCACGACCACGTATCTGACACCCGCCCCGCGGCGACGCCCCCAGCCGGACCTGTCCCGCGGGGCCAAGACAGCGGCGCTGGGAGGTCCGGCATGCATCCGACGGCGGCACATGCACACCGGCTGCTTGGGGCTGTAGCGCGAGTCTCTCCGCGCCCGCGGGGAGACCCAAGTGCAGAAGCAAGGCCTCGACCGGTTCGCAGCATGGTTCGTCCACCACAAGGCAAAGCAGCTCATCGGGATGGCCGGGTTCACCAAGGATGACCTGGAGGACCTGAAGCAGGACCTGACGCTTGACCTGCTCCAGCGGCTCGAGCAGTTCGACGCCGGGCGCGCCCAGCGTCACACGTTCGTGGTAATGGTCGTCGAGCACCGCATCGCGGCCATCCTGGAGCACCGCACAGCGGCCATGCGGGACACTCGGCGGGAACAGTGTTCCCTCAACGATCCCGTCTCGGACCACGAGGGCAAGACGGTCCAGAGGCACGAGACCCTCGACGCCGGTTTCCTCGGGCGCGGCGACGCGAAGCCCGGCGACTTGGCCGTCGACATCCAGGCAGTCATTGCGGGGCTGCCTCGCCGCCTTCAGGTGCTATGCGTCCACCTTCAGACGAAGACCCCGGCGGAGGTCGCGCGCGAACTGGGCATGCCGCGGATGACGCTCTACGGTGACATCAAGCGGCTGAAGGCGGCGTTCGAGCGGGCCAGCCTAGGCGATTACCTGCCCGGAAAATGATCGTGTTCGCGCCGTCACTTCCTGCGCGGCTCCGGTAGGTACTCAGTATCGGCCCAATCGGAACGCGAAGCCTATGGACAACACCGACATAGTAACGGCCGTCACGGCAACCTGCGAAGAAGTCAAGCGGGTTCTCCTCGAAAAGAACAGGGCCTATGGCAATTCAGCCCTTGATCCTGTGCGCATCTTCAGCCGCGGCGACACGGTGGAACAACTCAACGTCCGCATCGACGACAAGATCTCCCGCATCGCCCGCGGCAGCGAATACGCCGGCGACGACACGGAACTGGACCTGATCGGCTACCTGGTGCTGCGCCGCGTGGCGCGGGCGCTCAAGAAGCCCGCCGAGACGCCGCTGGTGCGCCTCGGCCCGGGCGGCCAGTTCACGCGAGAGATTCATGGCTGACCCGCTCACTGGCCTTCGAAATATCCGCACGCGGATGCTGCTGCCCGGTGCCGCCGAAAAGGGGGCGGCCCCCCGGCCGCCGGACATCGAGGAGCGCGTGGCCGCCCACGAGCGCCACATACACAACCATCCGTGCCCCTGCGGCAGCGGCAAGCGGTACGTGGACTGCTGCATCGACCGGCCGAACCAAGAGCACCTCGAACTTCGGCACCGCCGTCGAATGGGGCTGCGAGATGAGGACTTGTGAGGCATGCGGACGCGACTTTGTGTGGCATCGGGGCCGGTCGATGACATGCCCGTATTGCGGGTACGACACAAACCCCCGGAGCCATACGCCGCGAAGCCCTGCGTCTATCGAGCGGCTCGACCAGGAGCGGCGCGAGCGCGAGGAAGAACTGCGTGAGTACTTCGACCTTGAGCCGGACTGACGGCACCAAGACGGTTCGGGGCGCCGTGCCACGGCGTCGCGGCGGCAGACCAAGTGACTCACCTACGAATTGGAGGCATCAACCATGACCTCGGTACAGTTCACACCAGCCACGAAGGCCCAGGCGAAACTCAGGGCGGCGCTGACCGGCCCGGCCGGCAGCGGCAAGACCTGTTCCGCCCTGCGGATGGCCAGCGGCATCGGCGGCCGCATCGCCGTCATCGACACCGAGCGCGGAAGCGCCTCGAAGTACGCCGACCGCTTCACGTTCGACACGTGCCAGCTCCTGGACCGCACCATCGAAGGTTACCTCGCTGCGCTCGATGCAGCGGCGAAGGGCGGATACGACGTCCTCGTCATCGACTCGCTCTCGCACGGCTGGCAGGAACTCCTCCAAGAGGTGGACCGCCTCGCCAAGGCCCGCTTCTGCGGCAATACCTGGGCCGCCTGGTCCGAGGGGACGCCGAAGCAGCGGCGGCTGATCGACGCGCTGCTGGACTTCCCCGGCCACGTCATCGCCACCATCCGCTCGAAGACGGAATGGAACCAGCAGACGGACGAAAAGACCGGCCGCCTGCGGCCGGTGCGGATCGGCCTGGCGCCCGAGCAGGGCAAGGGCATCGAGTACGAGTTCGACCTTCTCGTGGAACTCTCGGCCGACCACGTGGCCACGGTTATCAAGGACCGGACGGGCAAGTTCCAGGACCGCGTCATCGAGAAGCCGGACGAGGCGTTCGGCCGGGCGCTGGCGGCGTGGCTCGCCGAAGGAGCACCGGCCAAGCCGCCGGCGCCGGCTGCGCCCGCGCCGGAAGCACCGCGGCAACCGGTGCCCGAAGCGCCGAAGCCGCCGGTGCCCGCGCAGCCCGCCGGCCCGAACTTGTCGCGCCTCCAGGCGCTCATCGCCGAGCACAACCTCACCGACCAGCAGCAGGCGGCCTGGTGCAGCCACTTCAAGGCTGACCGTCTCGAAGAACTCACCCAACAGCAGGTCGACGCCATCGTCGCCAAGATCGAGCGCAGCGTCAGGAAAGGGGCATGACCTATGGCTTACGACTGGGAGAAGGCATCCACGCAAGCAGCGAGCGGCAACTATGCCGAGCGGATTCCAGCCGGCGTCCACGACGTGGCCATCAAGCGGCTGCTCTCCGGCTCGAAGAAGGGCGGCGCGTTCCGCAGCCGCGACGGCGACCCGCAGATCATGCTCATCTTCGCTGATGGTGAGGGCCGCGAGGCCTCGCAGATGGTCACCCTGTCGGAGAAGGCAGGCTGGGTGCTGGCGCGGCTTCTGTCGGCCGCCGGCGCCGACATGGCCCGCATGAAGGCCGACGGCGTCCTGCCGCACGACTTTGCGAACCAGGAGTTCGCCCGGGCCAACCTCGTGGGCCGGCGTCTGCGGGTGGACCTCAGGTACAAGGCGGGCAACGACGGCAAGGAGTATGCCGACGTGACGCCCGTCCGCACGCGGCTTGCCGCCGCGACCGCGCAGCCCCCTGCGCCGGAAGACGACCTGGACCCCAACGCCGTTCCGTTCTGATGGGACCGCCCATGCCCCGAACGCTGCCGGAGGCCCAAGCCGCGCTCGACCTACGGGTGCTGCGAGCCATTGAGCAGGTCGGCATCCTGGCGGCCGACCTTCGGGCAGCGGGCCGACTGGCCGAGGCGGCGACGGCCCAGGCGTTCGAGGACCAGATGGAACAGTCCCACGCACGGGGGATGCGGCGACGGATGGCACACACGCTCACCTCATAAGGAGGCTCGATCCGATGGCTGCCAAGACACCGGAACCGTTCCCGACGCTCAAGGACCTGCCGCTGGACGCCATTCGCCTCGACGGCGGCACGCAGCCGCGGGCCGCCATCGACCCTGAGACGGTGCGCGAGTACGCCGAGCGGATGTGCGCGGGCGACCGCTTCCCACCGGTGCAGGTGTACTCCGACGGCACCGACCACTGGCTCTCCGATGGTTTCCACCGTGTCAAGGCGGCCATCGAAGCCGGGCAGACGACCATCCAGGCCGAGGTGTGGGAAGGCACGCGCGACGGCGCATTCTGGATGTCGCTCGGGGCCAACAAGACACATGGGTTGCCGCGGTCCAACGCCGATAAGGAGCGGGCTGTCAAGGCCGCACTCCGGACCAGGCCAGGCAAGAGCAACCGCGAGATCGCCGAGCACGTCGGCGTCGTCGAGGGGACCGTCCGTAAGTACCGGGATGCACTGGAGGCGACTGCGCAACTTGCGCAGTCGCCCATGCGTGCTGGTCGTGACGGCCGGACGATCAACACCGCCAACATCGGCAAGACGGCCGGCGCGGGGGCCGAGTCGCCGGCCGTGCCCAACCCCGACGACATCCCGCTGGATCTTCCGGGTGCGCCAGCGGACACCATGCCCGCAAGCCAGGGCCCGCCGACCGCCGAGGTCGTCACGGACCAGGTCGGCCATGCCGTCGAGGGCAAGGTCGCCGATGCCTTCCGTCGGCGGCACGAGATGCAGGCGCTCGTGCTGGCCGTCATGAAGGTCAGGTCGACCGTCCTCAAGGCCGTCGAGGCGAAAGACTCGCTCTACACCGACATCCTGCCCACGCAGTTCCAGGCCGACTGCGGCAACGCCATCAGGCAACTGAAGGCCGCGATGCCGCACGCTGCGTGTCCCTACTGCCGCGCCGCCGGGTGCAAGGCCTGCCACGGCCGTGGCTGGATCGGCAAACTCGCCTGGGACGCGGCACCGCGGGAACTCAAATCGTGAAACTCCGTTCCTATCAAGAGGCCGCCGTGGACGGCATCTTCGAGGCGTGGCGCTCGGCGCGGTCGACGTTGCTCGTCCAGCCGACAGGCACGGGCAAGACGGTGACGTTCGCTCACGTCATCAACCGGATGCCCATGGGCCGGGCGCTCGTCCTCGCACACCGCGAGGAGCTCATCTTCCAGGCGGCCGACAAGATCGCCCGCGTCACCGGCGCCAAGCCCGACACCGAGATGGCCGAAATGCGGGCCGACCACGGGATGTTCGGCAAGGCCCGCGTCGTCGTCTCGTCCATCCAGACCCAGTGCGCCGGACGCAACGGCGACACCCGGATGAAGCGGTTCGACCCGCAGGAGTTCGGCCTGCTCGTGGTCGATGAAGCGCATCATGCGACTGCGCCCACGTACCGCCGCGTGCTTGAGCACTACGGCCAGAACCAGGACCTCAAGATCCTCGGCGTCACGGCCACGCCCGATCGCCACGACGAAGAGGCTCTCGGCCAGGTCTTCGACTCTGTGGCGTTCGACTACGAACTCCTCGACGCTATCCGGGACGGCTGGCTCGTGCCCATCCACCAGCGGAGCGTTGTGGTGGACGGCCTCGATTACTCCGGCGTGCGGACCACGGCGGGGGACCTTAACGGGGCCGACCTGGCGCGGGTGATGGAGTACGAGGAGACCCTGCACGGCATCGCCCACCCGACCGTCGAACTGGCCGCCGGCCGCAAGGCCCTCGTCTTCGCCGCGTCGGTGGCCCATGCGGAGCGCCTGTGCGAAATCTTCAACCGCCACAGCACCGGGTGCGCCCGATTCGTGACCGGCACCACCCCCAAGGACGAACGCCGCGGGATGCTGGCCGACTATGCCGCCGGCAAGTTCCAGATGCTCGTCAACGTTGGTGTGGCCACCGAGGGATTCGACGAGCCGGGCATCCAGGTGGTCGTCATGGCCCGGCCCACGAAGAGCCGGGCTCTGTACGCGCAGATGGCCGGGCGGGGCACACGGGCGCTGCCGGGCCTGGTGGACGCCCACGAGGCCGCTGACGCTCGTCGCGCCGCGATTGCTGCCAGCGCCAAGCCCGCCTGTATCGCCGAGGGGCAACGGGTTCTTACCGACAGAGGGCTTGTTCCTATAGAGAACGTTACGACAGAGATGCTGGTTTGGGATGGCATAGCCTTTGTGTCTCACGACGGAGCCACATGCCAGGGAGAACGGGAGGTTATCCACTATGCAGGACTTATTGCCACCGCCGACCATCGCGTCTGGACGGAAGAGGGCTGGAAGACCTTTGGGCAGTGTGCCGCCGAACAAGTTGCCATCGGTGTTGCCGGGGCTGGTCGGACGACGATTCGGGAGGTTGACGGTCGTTTCAGGAGAGGTAGTTCGGGTGAAGGGAAGGCCGCGCCTGTTGGTGGAATGCTCAATATGTGGTCAGCAGTCGCTGAAAGATTACGGCAGTCTGATGCAGAAAAAGGCGGGGTGTCGCCGGTGCGGGCAGCCGCAGCACGCGCCGCTTTGGCTTGTCAAACGATGCATTCTGGCCAAGTCCAGATGCACCAATCCGCGCGACAACCGCTTTCCGGACTATGGCGGACGAGGGATCGAGTTTCGGTTTGCCAAGCCCTTGGTGATGGCTATATGGATACAAGCGAATTTAGGGCTACATCCAGAACTGACCATAGACCGCATCAACAACGACGGCCACTACGAACCGGGAAACCTGCGGTGGGCCAGTCGTTCGGTCCAACAGTTGAATCAACGTCGACACTATCTCGCGTCTGGGACATCCTCAACGCTGGCCCCCACCACCGCTTCACGGTAGAGGGGTTGTTAGTCTCAAATTGCCACATCATCGATTTCGTGGGCAATTCCGGCCGCCACAAGCTCATCACCACCGCCGACATCCTCGGAGGCAACTACTCCGACGAGGTGGTCGATCGCGCCCGGAAAGCAGCCGAGATAGCCGACGGCGCCGCCGTGGACATGGCGGAGCTCCTCGCGGACGCCGAGAAGGATCTCGCCGAAGAGCGTGAGCGGGCCCGCCGGGCGGCCCTGCGGGTGAAGGCGCGGTACACGAGCCAGGTGGTCGACCCGTTCGACGTCCTGCACATCGAGCCGTGGCGGGAGCGCGGATGGGATACGGGGCGCCAGCCCAGCGAGAAGATGCTCGCGCTCCTGGACCGCAACGGCATCGACACCAAGGGCCTCACCTTCACGCAGGCCAAGCAACTCGTCGGCGAGATCATCCATCGTTACGAGGAGAAGCAGTGCAGCTTCAAGCAGGCCCGGCTCCTCAGTCGGTATGGCTACCCCACGGACGTCCCGTTCGCCGAGGCGAGCCGCCTCATTGACGCGCTGGCAAAGAACAACTGGCAGCGGCCCGTGGACACTCCGGCCGCCCCGGTGGAGGTGTACTGATGCCCACCTGCACCGCCGCCACGAGGTGGATAAGGGTCACCCGGCACGAGCCGTGCGCGATCTGCGGCCATGTGGATTGGTGTGGCCTCAGCGAAGACCGCACCGTGGCCGTCTGCATGCGCGTCAAGTCGGATCGCCCGGTCCGCAACGGCGGGTGGCTCCACCGCCTCGCCGCCGCCTCGCCGCCCCGCCCGCCGCGCCGAGTGTACGTGCCCGCCAGTCCGGAACCCGAACGGGACTGGCGTGCGTTGCTTGAGCGTTGGGCCAGGCGCACCGCGCCGGTTGACCATGCCCGCCTCGCGCACCTCCTGGGCATCTCGGTCGCCAGCCTGCGGCGGCTCGGCGCCGCCCTCTCGAACCGGCCCGGCGTGTGGGCGTTCCCGATGTTCGACGCCCGTCGGGAGACGATCGGCGTGCGCCTGCGGGCCGAAGACGGCCGCAAGTGGGCCGTCGCCGGCAGCCACAACGGCCTGTTCTGGCCTGACGACCTCCGTGCCGAGGGCCCGCTCCTCGTCTGCGAAGGGCCGACCGACACCGTAGCGATGCTGGACCTCGGGTACGACGCCATCGGCCGCCCGTCCTGTACAGGCGCCGTGGAGATGGTCATCGAGGTCGTCCGCCGCCTGCGCCGCCGCGACGTGGTGATCATGGCCGACGCTGACGGGCCGGGCATCGGCGGCGCCGATCATCTCGCCCGGGCGCTCACCGAGGCGGGCCGGCGGCCCAAGGTGATCCGCCCGCTGAAGGGCAAGGACGCCCGGGCCTGGGTGCGAGCCGGGGCCACGCGGGCGGTGGTCGACTGCGCGATCGCCAACGCGCAGCACTGGAGGGCCGGATAGTGGCAGTGCCGTGGATCAAAGTGCGCACGAACGTCCGCGACCAGCGCGAGGTCTTCGTCACGGCGCGGCAGTTGGGTCTCGCACGCGACCACGTCGTGGGCCTCTGCGTCCGCTTCTGGGCGTGGGCCGACGGCCAGACGACTGACGGCAGCATCGATGGCATCCGGCCGGTGGACATCGACGCCGTGGTCGAGCACGAGGGTTTCGCGGCCGCGCTGGCCGAGGCCGGGTGGCTGCTGGTGGACGAACGCGGCATCATCATCCCGAACTTCGACCGGCATAACGGCGAGTCGGCGAAGAAGCGCGTTCTGGCGACAGAGCGGAAGCGCAGGCAACGGGACGACGAGCAACCTGACCACGGTCACGCTCTTGTCACGCCGGAAACGTGACATGCGTCACGCTTCGGTCACGCCGGTTGTGTGACATTCGCGTGACCAGAGAAGAGAAGAGGAGAGAAGAAGAACAGCGTTATCAGGAAGAAGAGTAATAGGAAATAGGAATTAGGAAATGGTAATTCGATGTTAGGGGCAAGCCAGGGGGAGTTGCGATGGAGTCGTTGAGGGTCATCGTGCTGCCGTTGCCGCCGCGGGAGTTGTCGCCCAACGCCCGTCCGCACTGGGCCGCCAAAGCCAGGGCGGTCAAGCGGTACAGGCAGACTGCCTGGCTGTGCGCTCTGGCGGTGCGGCCCAGCCAACCCATACAGACGGCGCGGGTGACGTCGCGGTTCTTCTTCCGCAACCGCCGGCGCCGCGACCGCGACAACCTGCTGGCGTCGCTGAAGCCCGCGTTCGATGGCATCGCCGACGCGCGGGTGGTCACCAACGACTCGGGCATGATTCACATGCCCGTCGAGCAGTACGTGGACAGGCCAGACCCTCGCGTCGAGATCGTGGTGGAGGCCATGGCGTGATCAACATCGACGCCATCCCGCTCGACCTGCCCCCGCAGCCAGTGCTGCGGCCGGTCATCACGCTTTACGAGGCGACGGTTGTGTCGATGCCCAACGGGTCGGTGCGGCTGTTGCCACACCACAAAGGCGTCTTCAGGCCGTGGGCCAGGAAGGCCAACGACGGGGCGGCGCCGGCGGCCCACGTTCGCCCACGGGCCGCGGGCGTGGCGGCGGGCGAGAAAGGGGCCAACGGATGAAGGGGGCGGCGACGGGGGCCAATGTGGCGCGTCGGGGCGTGGACTTCACGAAGGTCCATAGGTACTTCCAGGCCCAACGACGCGACGGTGGGTACGCGAATCGGTCGCGTGCCAGGTTTGAGTTTGTTGCCGACGTGAAAAACTGCCCCGTCGGCCGCGTGGGCTACCCGGGGCGACGCTGGTGGCCGGCCCGCATGGCATAGCGTTACCGGGATTCTGAACGACGGAAGGTGCAAAGTCAAGCAAAGGAGGCGAACGTGAAGGTTGAACTGCGAGACATCCAGACCATCCGGCCGTACGAGAGCAACCCGCGGCTGAATGACCAAGCCGTCGAGGCCGTTGCCAAGAGCCTGCGGGAGTTCGGGTTCCGCCAGCCCATCGTGGTCGATGGCGAGGGCATAATCGTCTGCGGCCACACCCGGTACAAGGCCGCTCAGAAGCTCGGCCTGAAGCAGATTCCGGTCCACGTCGCGACCGACCTGACGCCCGCCCAGGTCAAGGCCTACCGCATCGCCGACAACCAGACGGCCACGCTGGCGGAATGGAACTACGACCTGCTGCCGCTGGAACTGAAGGACCTCCAGGGCATGAGCTTCGACCTGGACCTCCTGGGGTTCTCGGCGGAGGATCTGGGCGCCCTCCTGGCCCCGCCCGGCAACGAGGGCCTGACCGACCCCAACGCCGTGCCGTTGCCGGGCGACGAGGCCATCACGAAGCCCGGCGACATCTGGATTCTCGGCAACCACCGCCTGCTGTGCGGCGACAGCAGCAAGGCCGAGGACGTGGACCGCCTCCTGGCGGGGGCCCCCGTCCACCTGGTCAACACCGACCCGCCGTACAACGTCAAGGTCGAGCCGCGGTCGAACAACGCCATCGCGGCCGGCCTCTCATCGTTCCCCGCCGCCGAGTCGTCGCACGGCGGCCTGACGCATCACCAGTCGTTCGACGTGGCCCGCCAGGGCGCCAAGAGTGCCACCACCGAGAAGTTGCGGCCGAAGGACCGCCCCCTGGCCAACGACTTTGTCTCGGACGAGGCTTTCGACGAGATGCTCCTGGCGTGGTTCGGGAACATCGCCAGGGTGCTGGTGCCCGGCCGCTGCTTCTATATCTGGGGAGGGTATGCAAATCTCGGCAACTACCCGCCGGTGCTCAAGGCATGCGAACTCTACTTCTCGCAGGGCATCGTCTGGGACAAGGAGCATCCGGTTCTGACGCGCAAGGACTTCATGGGGGCGTTCGAGATCTGCTTCTACGGGTGGCGCGAGGGCGCCGGCCACAAGTACTTCGGCCCGAACAACGCGACCGACCTCTGGCACATCAAGAAGGTGAACCCGGCCAGCATGATTCACCTGACCGAGAAGCCCGTCGAACTGGCGATGCGGGCCATCGAGTACTCGTCGCGTCCGGGCGAGAACGTCCTGGACCTCTTCGGCGGGTCTGGCAGCACCCTCATCGCGTGCGAGAAAACCGGCCGGCGGGCGTACCTCATGGAACTCGACGCCTTGTACTCGGACGTCATCGTCCAGCGCTGGGAACAGTTCACGGGCAGGAAGGCCGAGCGACAAGGAGGCGAAGCATGAGGCGTTCCTGCTCACTTGCCCGCATCGCCCTCTGCCAAGCGGCACCTATCGTCGCCAAAGCGCTCATGCACGCGGCGCAGGGCCTCGCCGGAACGCTCCTCGCGCTGGGCCGGCCGCGCGGGCATGTCGGTGTCTTCGGCCAGGATGCCCAGGTACTTCCGGTAGGCGTACACGCGATCGCGCCGCTTGCCGGTGACCTCCCGGAGGATTCCCGCCCGGCCCAGGGCGTCAATTGCCTTGGCCGCAGTCGGTTTGGATGTGCCGAGCATCTCCATCGCGGTGGGCACTGTCACCACGGGATGCTCCGGCAGCAAATCGAACAGTCGGACGGCCGGCAGCGTGGTCGCGGCATGGCCCATGAGGATGCGGCGATCCTCGCCGAGGCACGCGAACAGACGCCGCGCGGCCTCCACGCCGTCCTCGGCCGCCTCGCGGACGCACGCCAGGAAGAAGGCCGTCCATCCTTCCCAGTCGCCTTCGGTGCGCACGGCCGACAGGCGGCGGTAGTACTCGGGCCTGTGCCGCTTGAAGGCCACGCTGAGGTACAGCAGCGGCGCCGGCAGCAAGCCCCAGTGCTCCACCAGCAGCGCGATGAGCAGGCGCCCCACGCGGCCGTTCCCGTCCAAGAACGGGTGGATGGTTTCGAACTGTACGTGCGCGAGCCCCGCGCGTACCAGCGGCGGCAGCGGATCGGGTTTGTGAATCCATCGCTCAAGGGCGCCTATTGCCTCCGGCACGGCATCGGGCGGCGGCGGGACGAAGCGGGCGTTGCCCGGCCGGTCGCCGCCGATCCAATTCTGCGAGGTGCGGACCGTTCCCGGCCGCTTCTCGGCACCGCGAACGCCACGCATCAGCCGCGCATGGGCCGCCGAGAGCAGTCGCATGCACAAAGGCAGCCCCCTGGGCTTGGCGACCTCAGCACGGGTGTAGGTGAGCGCCTCGACGTAGTTGCAGACCTCCTCAACGTCGGCCGGGCGCTCGGCCCGGTGCGTGGCCTCGTAGGTCAGGACGTCTTCCAGCGTGGCCTGAGTGCCCTCGATCTGCGACGTAAGGACGGCCTCCTTGCGGACGAAGCCGTAGAGGAACCAGTTGGCGCTGGGCACCATCGCCCCGGCCACGGCCAGACGGCCGAGGGCGGCCAGGGCCTGGCCGTGCGCGGCCTCCAGCGGTCCCTCGATGCCGAGCGGCGGATTGCGCGGCGGGAGCGGCCCCGGCAGGAAGGCCCGTACCGTCTCGCCCCCGACGGTGATGCTTCGGTAAGAGCCGGTTGTACGCGACATGGCTGGTCAAGCCTCCTTTCCTTGCCCTATCGGCTAGTAAAGGAATCTTACCTAGCGATTCCCGCTAGTCAAGAACTCTTTACTAGCATCGGGCCGGCCGGCCGCCAGGAGGCAGCGTGAACGCCTACCACGTCCAGCCGGTTCCGCGAAGCCCTATGGCCGCGTTCGTGGCGGCTCACCACTACGCGGTGCGCGTGCCGCCGCACTGCCTGCTGTCGCTTGGGTGCTTTGCGGGCCAAGACCTCGTGGGCGTTGCGTCTTGGGGGTATGGCGTCCGGCCCCGGCACACTATCCAGCGGCTGTTTCCGAGCCTGACGACGTCGGACTACTACGAGTTGAACCGGTTGTGCATGCTTGATTCGGAACCCAGGAACGGCGAAAGCCACTTCCTGCGCCTCTGCCGGGAGTACATCCGTGCGCGGGAGCCCGGCCGCGTGGTCCTTTTCTCGTGGGCTGACGGCATGCGAGGCAAGCCCGGCTTCGTCTACCAGGCCGACAACTGGCTCTACGGCGGCTTCATCCGCACAGAGTTCTACGTCACGCCACAGAACGAGGTCGTGCATCCGCGGCAGGTGACGACGCGGTGCGGTCGGCGCGACGCGGCATTGACCCGGAGCTTGGGCCTGCGGCGAGTGCGGGGCCGCCAGTTCCGGTACTGCCATTTCCTGTGCAATCACGCGATCCGCAAGCGCCTCCTGCGGGAGTCGCCCATTCCGTGGTCGCGCCACTACCCGAAGAAGGACGACTGCGTGTGGACGTTTGAGGGGACGGCAGATGGGGATGCGGCGGAGGGCTCAAGGGAGAGCCGGGAACCGCCCAGGTTCCAGGGGTCGGGTCAGTTCCGACACGCCGCTCCACTTTTCGCACAGGCCGAAGTCACGCCCGAGCGTGTGGCGCCCGGGCGTGAGGAGGAAGAATGCTGATGCTACTACTTCTTGCCTGCGTGCTCGTCGGCCAGTGCGAAGTAGCCGCGCAGGGTGACGGCCTTGCCGTCCTTCGTCTCCTTGACTTCGGCGCGGCGGAACCGAGCCTTCGCGCCCTTGGCGGCTACCTCTCGAATGATGGCGGCGTAAAGCGTGGCCGCAGGCGTCGCGCCCTTCGTCTGCCAGTAGCCCTTATCGAGCGCGACCTTGACGATGTCGCCGCACTGGAGGGGCTTGCCGGCCTCCTGAAGGACGCGGGCGGCGGCGTCGAGGCAGCCCGGCTTCCGCTCGCCCTTCGGCTTCGCGGCCCTGGCCTTCTTCACCTGGCGGGTCTCCTTGGCGGCCTTGACCGCGGCGTCGTGCTCCGCGTCGGGCGTGGCGACCTTGCCGGCGACCTCCTTACGCCATGCCGCCACCCGGGCGGCCTTCGTTTCGCCCGCCGCGGTGGGCGTGGCCCCCTCGCCAACGTCGGCGGCCGGGGCGGCCTCCGGCGTGGTCTTCGCGGGCGCCTTGCCGCCGGTGGGCTTCTTCCACTCGCCACGCAGTCGCTGGGCGCTCTTGATACGCACCTTCTTGCCCGTCGCCTCATTGACCGCGTCCCAGCCGCCGTGGCCGCTCGTGCCCGTGATCCGCACCGGGACGACCTTGTCCGACACCTTCGCGCCATAGACGCCGCCCACCTTGACCTCGTTCTTCTTCATGACATCGCTCCTTGCCTCGCGTGCTTCACCTTGCCCCAGGGCCGCCGACCGGATGGCCATGTGCGTCGCCGCGATCCTCGCGACGCGCCTGGCGGCCCGTTCTTGTCTTTGCTTGAGGGTAAGCATGTCCATCTCCTACTTCGTGGGCGGCGCGTACTGCTTGCCGCAGGTGGTGCACTTGACCGTCTCGTCGTCCTGCCAGACCAGGTTGTCGGTGTTCCGCTCGCCGCAGCCGGGGCAAGCGTCGGCCTCGGCCACCAGGTCGTCAACCTGGGCGTTGATGGCGTCGCGGACGTAGTCCACGTCGATGGACTCGGGGTCGTCCAGGCCCGCCGCCATGTCCTGGACGATGCCCTCCAGGCCGTCGAGGTCGCGGCCCAGGGCCCGTTCGACCTCGCGGCACTTCGCCCAGACGTCGTGGAGGGCCGCGACGGCGGCCCGCATCGTCGGGAGGATCGTCTCGGCCTGCTTCGTGGTGATCATGACCGTGCTCCTCTCTGTGGGCGGCTACAGATGCCGCTCGATGTCCGCAATCTCGACGCCCCGCAGGCCCGCGAGGACCTCGAGGAGGCCGGAGCGGACGCGGTACAGGTCGTCCGCCCGACCGCAGTCCTTGGGATCGGCCTTGGCCGCCTTCTGGTGCTGGGCCAGGGCCTGCCCGAGCCACTCGAGCAGGCGGTCGATGTCGCGCCGCCGCTCGGCGTACATCTCGGCGGCCGTCTGCCCGTCCTTCGTGGGGGCGGCCTCGCCCGCATCGAGGAAGGCAAGCCACGCCTCGCGCGTCATCGGCTCGTGGGCCTGAACGCTGCCGGGCCGCTGGACCTGCCACAGCCGCCCGTCTTCCGGGTCCACCGTCACCCGCGCCCGGCCCCGCGCCAGGCGGTTTGCTTCTCGAATCGTGAGGACCTTTGCCATCGTCGTCTCCTTTCGTGGTTCGCATGCCCATTCGTCTATGTGGATCAGGGCATGAAAACCGCCCCCATGCAAGGTGGATTCCGGAATATTCCGGCTGACGCCCTACCGGCCCAGGGGCGTGACCTCGAAGTCCCAGAACCAGTACTCGCCCTCCTGATTCCGGGCGATTGCCGGCGCCGTGCCGCTCGTCGGCTTGACCCGGTAGAGCCAACCAGCGTCGTACTCGCCCTTGGTGATGACGCCGTCGAACTCCTCGGCGAAGTGGTCGCTCTTGACGTGGACCCGCGTGCCGTTCGGCAGCCGGGCCAGGCGTTTCTGCTGCTTCGTGGGCATCATGTTTCTCCTTGCGGCGGAATTGCCGGGCTGGGGGCCGCCCGCGGGCGGCCCGTCGCCGGGCAGCTCCTACCCCTTCGCGTCGGTGGCCCCCGGCGCAGCCGCGGGGCCCTGGGTTGCCGGGCCCGCCGGGCCCTCCTTCACGAACGTGGCCCCCTCGTAGAGGTCCAGATACTCCTCGATCGCCACACGGCAGATTTCGGCCGGCGAGACACGCGTCTCGGTGTCGGTCGTCTCCTTGGCGGCCCGCTTCAGCAGCCGCGTATGCAGCGACCGCGGCATCACAAAACTGAAGGGTACGGTTGGTTCGCCCTTCTTGAGTCGCTTCGCCATGACCTTCCTCCTTCCGGCGGAATTGCCGGGCTGGGGGCCGTCGGCGGGCGGCCCGTCGCCGGGCACCTCCTACCTGCCTGTCCGCTCGATGAGGACGCCACCGTCGATGAGGTTCCAGCCCCACGCCTCGCCCCAGGCGGCCGGCGGGTGGATGGTCGCCAGCACCTCGTCGGTGCCGGTCTGGCGGAGTTCCACCTTGCGGCCAACCTGCGTCGCGTACCACGCGGGGGCGTCGGTGCGGCAGACCAGGCGGCGGGGCCTGGGGTTGACCACCCGCATCCAGGGGATGTCGTCGCGCTGGGCGGTGTCGAAGTTGTTGTTGAAGAATTGGGGGTCCGGCCCGTTGCCCGACCAGTGGCACGTGCAGCAGTAGCGCGGGAAGTCCGGCTCGAAGGCGATGCGGTCGATGACCCATTCGTACCCGCCGCGGATCACTACGTCGCCCACCCGCAGGTCCTTGCCCATCACGTTCTCGGTCTTGCGTGCTGCCGTTTTCACGGTCTGCTCCTTGTTCTGGTCGCCTCACTCGGCGAAATTCTGGATGGCCCGCAGGTAGTCGGCCACGTCGCCGGCGGTGCCGTGGTAACCGTCGAGTTCCCGCTGGAGGCGGGCGGCGGCGTACTGCTGGCTGCGTTCGTCGCGGGTATCGACGTTCAGGTCAAAGATGCCCGCCGCCCCGTCGCCGCGGATGCCGATGACCACCTTGCCCGCCACCTCGCGGCGGGCGATGTTCGCCCAGCCCTTCGTGCTCTCCACCGTCATGTGCGTGATCTTCATGGTTCATCCTCCTGTGCGTTACTTGGACATCCGCTCGATGCGGACGTTGATGTCGTTGCCGTAGCGGCGGCCGGCGATGCGCCAGGCCCGCTCGCGTGCTTCCTCGATCCGGTCGGCGCTGAAGGTGAAGCGGCCGACCCGCTCGTGGCTGACGGTGTCGGTCACGGTCGCCCGGTAGACCGTCGCCCCTTCGCGGTGGTCTTCGCGTCGTCGCTTCATCGCAGGCTCCTTCGCCGTTCGTGTTCGTCCCCGCCAGTGGATCAGGGCTTGCTTTCGGCGACGAATCAAGGCGAAAAGATGGACGTGCATCAATAATTCCGGGAGACCGGCCGTGGCCGAACAGAACCTGACTTCAACCGAACGCGTGAACCCGGCGGCCCTGGCCGTCGAGGATGCGGCGCGGGCCCTGGGCCTGCCCGTGGACGCCATCCGGCAGGACATCGCGGAAGGCGCCCCAAGCAATGCCGACGGGACGGTGAACCTGGTGCACTACGCCGCGTGGCTCAATGGGAAACTGGCCGATGGCGATTGACCTCACGAACCTGACCCAAACGGAACTCCTTCAGCTCGTGAACGCCACGCCGCTGGGGACGGTCCTGACGCGCTCGCGCTTACGCCGGCAGATGGACGCCGCGGCGTTCCGCTTCGGCGACGGCACGCGCATCCACTTCGTCAAGTACGTGCGGTGGCTGGTCACGGAACATGACCGTCCCCGGTCCAAGCCCATCGACTACATGGAGGCCCGAAAACGCCAGGCCGACCGCAACCGCGCCGCCACGAAGGCCTCGCAGGACATCCACCCGATTCCGGAGATCGTTGATTACGACCGCCGCAAGGCCGCCGGCCAGTCCTTCCACCGCTTTTGCATGACCTACTTTCCCGGGGTGTTCTGGCGACCGTGGTCCGAAGACCATCTGCGGGTGATCGGCAAGATCGAGAAGGCCGTCCGCGAAGACGGCCTCTTCGCCTTCGCCATGCCGCGCGGGTCGGGCAAGACCGCCCTGGCGCGCTGTGCGGCTCTCTGGGCCATCCTCTACGGCTACCGCCCCTATGTCTGCATGATCGCCGGCAGCCAGGACAACGCGCGGGAACTCCTGAGGCCCGTCTGCACGTTCATCCTGGAAGAGCCGCTCCTCCTGGATGACTTCCCCGAGGCGGTGTACCCGCTGCGGTGCCTGGAGAACTCCTCGAAGCGGCAGCTTCAGCAGCACATCCAGGGCCGTCTGACGCACGTCCACTGGGGCCTCGACAAGATGGTCTTCCCGTCCGTCGAGGGCGAGTACCTGCCCAGGGCGCTGCGTGACGACGGCGGGGAGGTCTCGCCCTCGGCCGGGTCGATCATCACGACCACCAGCCTGGACTCCAATCTTCGCGGCCAGCAGCACACCCGCCCCGACCGGACCATCATCCGGCCGTCGCTGGTGCTCCTCGATGACCCGCAGACGCGGGAATCGGCCCGCTCGGTCGAGCAGACCAAGAAGCGCCTGGACCTCCTGCACGGCGACGTGATGGGCATGGCCGGGCCTGGGGAGACGATCTCGGCGCTCCTCACGTGCACGGTGATGTACGAGGGCGACCTGGCGGACACGCTGCTGGATAAGGAGAAGTCGCCGGAGTGGGACTCGGAGCGCACGCGCCTGGTCTACGCCTTCCCCTCGAACGAGAAACTCTGGCAGGAGTACGCCGAGGTTCGCCGCACCCAGGGCAAGACGGCCGCGACGGAGTTCTACCGGCAGCACCAGGCAGCGATGGACGCAGGCGCGAAGGTCGCGTGGCCGGCGCGATTCGATGGGAAGAAGGGCGAGGCGAGCGCCGTCCAGCACGCGATGAACCTGCGCCTGAGGATGGGGCCGGATGCCTTCTCGGCGGAGTGCCAGAACGAGCCGATGCAGGAACAGTTGCACGACCAGGTCCTGACCCCCGAGCAGGTGTGCGAGAAGATAAGCGGCCGGCCCCGCGGCGAGGTGCCGCTGGCGTGCACCAAGGTCACCACGTTCATCGATGTGCACGACCGCCTGCTCTACTGGTGCGTGTGCGCGTGGCAGGAAGACTTCACGGGGTCTATCCTTGATTACGGCACATTCCCGGACCAGAAGCGCGGCTACTTCACGATGGCCGACGCCACGCGGACGTTGGGGCGGGCCTTCCCCGGCATGGGGACCGACGGCGCCATCCAGGCGGGCCTCGAGCGGCTGGTTTTGGACTACCTCGCGAGAGACTGGAAGCGCACGGGGGGCGGCCTGATGAAGATCGACCGGCTCCTCGTGGACTCCGGCTTCAAGCCAGGCATCGTGGCGGGGGTCAAGCACAAGGTGGGCGGCGCGGCGATGATGCTCTCGAAGGGCGTGGGCATCCGGGCGGGCCGAAAGCCCATGTCGAGTTACGCCCGCCGCCCCGGCGAACAGCATGGCCACTTCTGGTACGTCCCGAACGTAAAGAAGACGGCCGAGTTCCCGCACGTGCAGGTGGATGTGAATTACTGGAAGACGTTCGTGCATGCCGGCCTCGCGACAGCCGCCGGCGACCGGGGCTCCATCTCCCTCTTCGGCAGGAAGCCGAAGGACCACGAACTGTTCGCCGAGCATATTGCCCACGCCGAAACGTGGGTCGAGACACAGGGCCACGGTCGCGTGGTCCACGAGTGGTCCCCGAGACCCTCACGCCCCGACAACCATTGGTTTGACTGCCTCGTCGGCTGCGCAGCAGCCGCCTCGATGTGCGGCGTGAAGGTGCCGGGCGAAGACGCCAAGCCCGCCCGCCAGCGAAAACGGTACACGCAGGAAGACCTGAGGAGAAAACCATGACGACCACGAAAACCCGTCCGCTCGCCAAGCACGTTGCTGTGCCACCGGCAGCGCCGTGCCCCACACCGCCGCGGGGTCTGGAATGCCGGGGTTGCGGATGCCGGGACCTGCGGGTGCTCTACACCCGGTACCGTGCCGGCTCCATCGTGCGGGTGCGGGCGTGCCGGCACTGCGGTCGGCGTCTGGTTACCCGCGAGACGGCCGGGTAGGTGAGAAAAGTACGCTAATGTACGAATCTTGCCACCGGGCACCCGGAGAGATTTGCGTGGGCACTGACAACATGGTTAGATCATAGGCGATAGACTGACCGGGCGACCGTTCGGCGGCTGATCACTGCCGGGCGGATGCCGAGAAGATTTGAGGCCATGCGGGGCCGCAAACCTGCGTGGCCTCTTCTTTTCGGCCTGCCCGGTCGGTTGCGGCGGAGGGCATGACAGTGGCGGATGACCTTGAGGACGCGATTCGCACCAGCGCCGAGGGGCCGAAGTCGGCCTCCGGCGATTCGGGGAGCATGCAGCAGCATCCGCTCCCAGACCAGATTGCGGCGGACAAGTACCTGGCATCCAAGGGCGCGATGGCCAGGAAGGGACTGGGCCTTACGCGGGTGAAGATTGTCCCGCCGGGGACGGTGTGACGATGGGCTGGTGGCCTTGGGCAAAACGGGTGCGGTCGGCCGTGCGGTTCATCCGCGCGAAGTTCGACTCCGCCCAGACCACGCCCGAGAACCGTCGCCACTGGGCCAATGCCGATGGCTTGGCGGCCAACGCGGCGGCCAACCCGGAAGTCCGCCGGACCCTTCGGAGCCGTGCCCGCTACGAGGTGGCCAATAACTCCTACGCCCGCGGGATCGTCCTGACTCTGGCCAATGATGTGATCGGCACGGGGCCGCGGCTCCAGATGCTCCTCGCGAACGGCGCCGACGCCGGCGCTAACCAGACTATCGAGCGTGAGTTTGCGGCGTGGGCCAAGGCCGTCGATCTCGCCGGCGAACTTCGCACGATGCGGATGGCTCGCGCACAGGACGGCGAGACATTCGCTCTGCTCGTCACCAACGACGCCCTGGCCTCACCCGTCAAACTCGACCTGCGGCTCGTCGAGGCCGACCAGGTGGCGACCACGGACCCTATGCCGGGTGTCACCAAGCGGAATGCGGTCGATGGCATCGTCTTCGACGAGTTCGGCAACCCGCTCGAGTATCACATTCTCAAGGCGCATCCCGGCAGTGGCAAGGCGGTGGCCGGCCAAGAGTACGACCGCGTGCCGGCGGAGTCCGTCATCCACTGGTTCCGCCAGGACAGGCCGGGCCAGTCGCGGGGGCTGCCGGACATCCTCCCTGCCCTGTCCCTCTTTGCCCAGCTTCGGCGGTACACGCTCGCGGTGATCGCGGCGGCAGAGTCGGCGGCAAACATCGCCATCTTTATGAAGACC